AGCGTACCACCATGGCCGATGTTATTGATCTCGCCCAGCTGGCGGCGGACGCGGGTCTTGCTGCCGAGTTGCTGGCCGCGCAGGGCGTTCATGGACAGCAGCTCGCTGCTGGCGACACCGGTTGTCTGATCTGCGACATGATCTGGCGCATCCGCGAGACGTGCGAACAAATGAAGGTGACCATCGAGATCCCACCCCCTTTTAAACACCCCTGATAGGGGTACAGATATGTTAGGCTGTGACCGTGTGGCACAGTCTGTAACTGTCCACCTGATGGACAGGATGTATTGAATGTGCTTCAAGTGCTGACGTGTGTCATGGCTTGGAGGCCCTTCATGTTTTCTGCTTCTGCTGCGGCGGCGCGGCTGCGCGCCGAGGATCCGCTGTTTGACCACCTCTCGGATGGCGAAAAGCGCGAGGCCGCGCAGGAGCTGATCGCCGAGATGGGCGGTGATCCCGACGACATTCTCACCGTGGCGATGATCATCGCGGCGCCCGAGGCGCGGCGCGTCGCCAGCGAGGTGCTGGCCATCGAAACGCTCAAGCAGTCGACACCCAAGCAGCTATCCCTGGTCGCCCGTTTCATGCTCGCCACTCGGCTGACAGACGGTCAGACGGCGGCGATCCTCCGCATGTCGAGGCCGACGATCAACCTGTGGAAGAACGGCCACGCGCCAGAGCGGCTGACGCCGACCCAGCGCGAGGAGCTGCGCAAGACGGCGGAAGAGCAGATCATCGCGATCCAGGCTCTGCTGGACGAGCTTGTGGATAACCGACAGGCCGTCGCCTGACTCCTGTGGATATCTAACACCGAGTCCCTTGACAACCTGCCCTCGACGGTGCGGGATGGATCACTCGTTCTATGTTTTGAGGCGTCGCGATGATCGTCGCATGCGACCCAGGCCTGCACGGCGCCTTCGCCATGATCGATGGCGAGGAACTGCAGATCTGGGACATGCCGACCTACGTCGCCAAGGCGGGCGCGCGGAAGAAAGACCGCACGCTGTTCGACGAGGCCGGTGTCCTGCGACTGGTGGCGGCGTTCCCGCTCGTCGGCGCCACCCGGCTGGTGATCGAGCAGGTGTCCGGGGCGCCTGGCCAAAGCTCCCCGGCGGCGTTCACGTTCGGCTATGGCGTCGGCTTCATTACCGCCTGCGCCATGTCCCAGCGACTGGCCATCGACCATGTGGCGCCCAGCGTCTGGAAGCTCGCCCTGCGGGCCCCCAGCGACAAGCGGGCGTCCAGAGCCAGGGCGAGCGAGCTGCTGCCCGCCCACGCCGAGAAATGGCCCCTGGCGGGCCATGACGGGCGGGCCGAGGCGGCGATGATCGCTCTCTACGCGGAGAGGTGCCTGTGATGAGCAGTGTGCGGCTGGTGCGGATCAAAAAGTTCTGTGAGATGACCGGCTACACACAGAAGGCGGTCTACCACAAGATCGCCGACGGCGTGTGGATGCAAAACCGAGAATACCGGCGTGGGCCGGACAACAACATTCTCATTGATTTGGAAGGCTACGAAAATTGGGCGCTAAACCGACCGGCACCATTGAAGCAAGGGCGCAGTCGATCCGCATCAAGTTCCGCTGGAACGGCAAGAGAATGAGTGGAACCGTGGAATTGCCACCTACGGCGACGAACCTCCAGGCCGCTCAGCGGACGCTGACCGCGATCATGGATGAGATCAAGTCTGGCACGTTCGTTTACGAGCGCCACTTCAGCAAGGTGGGCCAGGAGGCGATGCAAGCGGCGAGCGCCGCGACGTCGTTCAAGGATCTCGCCGAGACCTGGTGGACGACGGTGATTGCCGACTATGGGACCAAAAAGGGCTATCGCTCCACGCTCGACCAAGTGTGGATCCCGGCGCTCGGCGACAAGGCGGTGATCAACATCCGTCACTCCGACATCAAGGCGGTGATCGCCCAGCGGGTGGGCGCCGGGATCAGCGGCAAGACGGTCAACAACGACCTCACCTCCCTGCGCGGCATCCTCGATGCGGCGGTGGCTGATGGTCTGATCGCAGTCAGTCCGGCGCGGCTGATCAAGAACCTCAAGCATCAGAAGGCGCTGCCCGATCCGTTCACGCCCGAGGAGGTCGTCAGGATCCTGGCCGACCTGAAGGAGCGCGCGCCTGTCCAGGTGTGGGCCTACTTCCAGTTCGTCCTGGCCACGGGGCTGCGGCCCAGTGAGATGATCAGTGTGCGCTGGGGCAAGATCACCTGGGCCGAAAAGACCATCCGGGTGGACACTGCGATCACGCGGCGTCGCGAGAAGGGGACCAAGACCTCCACGATCCGCGAAGTCGATCTGCAGGCCCCGGCGATGACCGCCCTGGCGGTGATGAAACCGTTCACGTTCCTCGTCGAGGCCGACGCGCCGATCTTCTGCCACCCGGTCACGGGCGAGCCCTGGAGGGACGACCAGTACCAGCGGAAGACCTATTTCCACCCCTGCCTGAAGCGGCTGGGGATCCGCAAGCGCGACGCCAACCAGTGTCGCCACACCTTTGCAACCATGTCGCTGATGGCGGGGGCCAAACCGGCCTACATCGCCCGCCAGATGGGCCACAAAAATTCGAAGATGGTCCACGAAGTCTACGCCAAATGGATCGACGGCGCCGACGAGGGGCGCGAGCGCGCCAAGCTGGAAGAGGCGTGGGCGAACCTCGTTCCGACGTCCATTGGTCCCCGATTGGTCCCCGCCGTAGGAGACCCCCATTGAAAACATTAGAGAAAATGGTCGGAGTGACAGGATTTGAACCTGCTCCACGGGGCCAAAGGGGGAACACAGGGGATTGGGGGGTACTGATATCACAGGGTTTTTCCCCTGCGGTCCCTCAACGGTCCCGGCATTGGTCCCCGCATTGGTCCCCGGAGAACCCCTCATGAGGGGCGCCTACTACAACGAGATCGAGCCCTACGCCGTCGAATGGCTGCGGCGTCTGGTGCTCTTTGGCCTCGTCGCGCCTGGCGACGTGGACGACCGCTCGATCAAGGACGTGGATCCCGATGACCTCCGACCGTACTGCCGCTGCCACTTCTTCGCCGGTATCGGCCTCTGGGATCTCGCCCTTGAGCGGGCCGGATGGTCTGCAGACTGCGAAGTCTGGACCGGCTCCTGTCCCTGCCAGCCGTTCAGCGCCTCCGGTCAGCAGGGTGGTTTCGACGACCCGCGACACCTCTGGCCCGACTGGTTCCGGCTCATCGACCAGCATCGCCCTGACACGATCTTTGGCGAGCAGGTTGCGGCCAAAGCTGGTCTCGACTGGTTCGATCTTGTTTCGACTGACCTGGAAGGCGCGGGCTACGCCGTCGGGGCGACCGATCTTGGCGCAGCGGGCCTCGGCGCGCCGCATATCCGACAGCGACTCTGGTTTGTGGCCTTCGCTGATGGCGTTCTGGACGACGCCGAAAGCGCGCGATCACAAGGGGGTCGACCGACAGCCGATAGACCGGGGCAACGCCAGGCCGCTCAACGAGCAGGTGGTCCACGCCATGGGAGCGTGGTCGACGCCGAGAGCCAACAAGCGGGGCTTCCCCGACGCGCATGGTTCGACGGAAGGTCCAGCTTCTGGGCCGACGCCGACTGGATCCTCTGTCGAGACGACAAGTGGCGGCCAGTTGAGCCCAGCACATTCCCGCTGGCTCATGGGTATCCCGCCCGAGTGGGAAAGCTGCGCGCCTACGGCAACGCGATCTGCCCCCAGGTTGCGCAGGCCTTCATAGAAGCAGCCATGGAGTGTCGACCATGAGGGCGCACATCTTCCTCACCATCACCCGCTCGGGCGTGGTCAAGATGACCCAGCAAAAGCCCACCCTGGCGCGCGGCCAGCGGTCCATCCGGCTGGTCGTGTCGGTCCCCGACTCGGCGTTTGCGGAACCCGCCATTCTCGACGCGGAGCTTCAGGTTCCCGCCGACGCGCTGGCTTATCCGGCGGTCACCGAACCCCTCAAAGTCGAGGTCTGGCCAGAACCATGACCCTGTCCCTGCTCCCCTACCAGTACGAGGGCGCGACCTTCCTCGCCGGTCGCCGCCGTGCTGGCCTGTTCGACGACATGGGCCTGGGCAAGAGCGCGCAGGCGATTGTCGCCATGGACGCGATCCAGGCGCGGCGGGTGATCATCGTCTGCCCCGCCTCGGTGCGCGCGGTGTGGCGCGGCGAGATCAAGAAGTTCGGGACCACCCCGCGCCGTATCGTCAGCGATCCGGTGCTGTGGCTGCACGACGGTTCGCCAGGCGTGCTGATCCTCTCCTACGAGGCGGCGACGACCTATTCGATCAAGCTGCAGGGCGATCTGGTCGATTTGGTGATCTTCGACGAGAGCCAGTACCTGAAGACCAAGGGGACCAATCGCACCACCCGCATGCTCGGGTTCGAATGTGACGGGCGACACGGCCTGGCCAACTGGTCGGCCAGGGTCTGGTTCCTGTCAGGGACACCGGCGCCCAACGATCCCGCCGACATCTGGCCGTTCCTGCGCTTCACCCACGCCACGGAGCTGTCGCGGCAGACGTTCATCGACCGCTACTTCAAGACCAAAAAGCGCAGCTACAACGACAGTCACCGCTGCCGCAGCGAGATGCTGGCCGAACTGCGCCACACCATCCGCTCGGTCTCCCTGCGCCGCGACATGGATCAGGCCGGGATC